GAGCTGCAGCTGCATATGCTTGAGCAGATGCAAAATAACCATTCCAAACTTGAGCTTTTGCAGCTGTCCAAGCTCCTCTTGCTTGAATTTCTTTTGCAAATCCATCTGCTTCTGCTTTTAATGCTTGAACTGTTGAACCCCATTCTGCAAGATGTGTTTGAGCTCTTTGTATTTCTGTTTGAGCTGCTGCTAATGTTGCTTGAGCCATCTCAGTATCTTCATCAGCTAACCAATATTGTACACTCTCAGGTTCTGTGTCGCCACTCATAGAAGCTCCATCAACTAAATTTCTAGCTTTATCTAAAGCATCCTTAACTCTTGTCATTTCACTATTGTCAGTATCATAAGTACCTTCTTCTCCAAATAATCCTGGGTCGCTTCCATCAGCTCTAAATTTAGATAATGCAGTAGCAATTGCATCTGCTGCTGTTTTAATCTCAGATGAAGTTGTATCGGTATCTACGGCAGATTCGGCAATTTCAGTAACTCCTAAAACAATATTAGCTGTCATTTTGTTAGCATCCTCTATTTCATCTTCTGCATTTGCAACAGAAGCTTTAATAGCATCAAATGCTGTTGTGTCAATTGCCGTGACAGAGTTCATTCCACCCATTGCATTTTGTAATGTTTTTATTGCTGCATATAATGTAACTAAATATTCAGCTTCATTTGGAAAATTAGCAACTACGGAATCACTATAAGCAACTGATGGATATGCTACTCTATATACATTTGATGGTTGAGCATCCGTTGTAGTTGGTTTTATAAACAAAGTACTTGCTCCTGAAGAATTACTTGTTATCCAATAAGCGGGGTCAGTAGCACTCGCATAATATAAACTAGATGAATCGTTTGTTAAATCTCCATACATAGGATGTAATTGCCTACAAGGAATATAATAACCTCCAGAATTAGCAGAAAGGCGAGTTACTTGTAATATGTCCCCCCCAGCATCCATATCTAAAGTTGTTCCATTTGTAGCATTAACAATAGAAATTGAAGCACATTTTTCTTTTAAATCATAAGGAAGAATATTAATAATTTCTTTTGCACCATCAGTTAAAAACGTGGTTAACTCTGATTCAATTGGATTTGTACCACTACTAGATATACTAATATTAGTTAAACCTGTGACTTGTGCTTGAAATGTAGCCATTATCTACTATTCCTTTGTTTTATATCTTTTTCCATAGTTGTTTGATTGAACTCAACTTTTGTTTGTCCACTCCAAGTATTCCTCATATTTATGTAATCAGATATATTATTACTTCTTACTCCAAATACTTTACCACAGGAGCATTCTTTTGCTTGACCTTTTTTAATCTCAGTCTTTTCACCACATTGACAATATATGATTTTCACTATTCTCTTCCAGATGAAGGAATATAAGGTGTAGGCGTAGTTCCTATTTTTTTAGCTAAAGCTATTTCTTCTTTTGTTTTTCCCTTATGTCTTTTTTTCTTTTCCTGCTCTGCGCTTAAGGCTGGTTTTTCATAAGGTTTATATTTAGGTTGCTGAACTCCTGCTTTTTTCTTTTTAGTTTGTCCACCTTTTTTATATTCTTCAACTTTTCCACCTTTATCAAACCTTGCTAAAGGGTCAACCATTGGGTTTTGACCAATTCCTTGTGCTTGAGGGTTAACTCCTGGTCTTTGTCCAAATCCTGTCATTCCTGGAACTAATCCTCCAAGTTGATAACTTTCTCCTCTATTAATAGCATTTGAAACAGGAATACCTGTCTCTGCAGATTTTTTGTTTGCTTCCGCAACTCCTTTTGGAGTATATGCAAATTCTTTTTCTCCTACTTTTGGCATTACTTTCTCCTTTTTCTAGCGTCAATACTTAATGGTAATTTACCATGTTGATTAATATATTCCAAATAAGGCTCAGTTGACGCATTTACTGAACCCTTATTAATTATATACTCACCACCTTCAACATTAATATCAATACCGCCTTCTGAATGTGGTTTACCATTCATTAAACCACCATTTTTAGCATAATTTTTTCTCTCAGAACCTTTCAATCTACTCTTTTCATTTTTACCCTTGTTAGTACTTGATTCAACAAAACCTGCAATTTCTCCACCTTCTCCATGGGATGCATCTTTCCCATCACCATTTCCATAAGTGCCTTTATCACGATTGTATTTGTTTAATTTAGCACGATAATCAGATTTGTGTTTTTGGAACTTTTTATATTCGTCTTTATAGTCTCTATTAGACATTAATCTAGCCACCTCCACCAGCAATGTCGTCTTCTAAAACTACTAAAACAAAAACTTTATCGCCACTTAATTTGCAAGATGTTACTGAAAAAATTGTATCTATATCAGTAGAAGAACCTCCAGAATCTTGAGTAGTAAGATAGTCTTCAACTAACTTAGATATACCATCATTACCTCTTCCATCTGTCTGGGTATTAGTTAAAGCTGTTGCATCTGCTATAAATGATTTTGCTCTAATTACATTTGCCATAAATCCTCCTAAGCGGTGTTTTCAGCAGTAACTATTATAAAAACTCTATCACCTCTTAATGAACAACAACTAACCTGTACTTCTCTTGTTCCAGCACTCCCTGCTAATGTCCCAACTTCACTTGTTTGATTGCTAAGATAATCTTCAACTTGTTTTGCTAAAGAATCGACTCCTCTTCCATCAGTATCAGCATTAGTTAAAGCTGTTGCGTCTCCTATGAATGACTTTGATACAAACGCCATATTTTCTCCTTAATTATAAAATTTGAATTCTTTAGTAGATTCGGGAGTCGCCCTTTATACGACAACTCCCATAGTTCTACAAAACTATTAATCCTTATGAATTTGGATTATACTTGTGTAGCGTAAGCACTTGTACTTGGATACTTTTTAACAGTAATGTCTTTTAAAAAAAGTTCATCAGCTGCTGCTGTATCACTTAGAGTACCAATGTAAGGCACTACAACATCTCCATCATCAAAGGTAAAAGATGCTACTGATGCTGGTGGAGCTAATGTGCCCGCACCTGCTACAGCATTCACTACGAAGTTATATGTAACAACTCCGCCTGAAGAAATATGCATTTTTAACCTTAGATTTTGAGCATCAACTGGCACAGAAGCACCTAAATCAGTTGAAGTAGACGCACCACCAGTATTTAACTCAGTAGCTGTCTCAAGATTTGTATCACCCATTGCTCCAAAAGCTGCATAATCAGAATAAATACCATTACCTGATGCCGCAGTTTTTAAGATTGGAACATGACCATCATCGAAGTCCTGAACTTTTCTGAATCCAATACAAGCTAAGTCAAAATCAGTCCAATCAGCAGTGAAGAATGTTGCATCAATATATCCTGTATGAGTACCAATTGTGAAAGCATGGTTACCACCAAGAGGGCCTCCACCTAATACCATTTCAAGACCTACATCAGCTCCAGCTGTTTCACAATCCATTTGCAAGTCAAGACCTGCTGCTGTAGACGCTGTATCAGTTGCTGGCACACTTCCGTCAACTTGAGGGGTTTTGCCTGCTGCTGTAAATGCTCCGATTGATATTCCTGTTGCAGGATACCATTCACCATTAGGGCCAGGGAAAATCATACCAAACTTATCTTCCGTAGCCATAACACCATCTCCTGAATTACCAAGACTTGTAACTATTGGATAGGCACAATCAATGTAATTCCATTTAAAGACTGTATTTGATGGATATTCCTTATTGTAATTACTACTATTTACATTTAATCTGTCACTTCTCATTTGTCACCCTCCTTACAGGTCAGTAAACGAATACAAAGCATGTGTTTCAGGGATTGTAATTTCAAGACCTGCTTCTGTAAGAATCATGTCTTTTCTTAAATCCTCGTCTGCTTGTTGTACGTTTGTGATAATATGAGTATCACGATTAAGACCATTTCCGACCAAAGGTCTGTAAGCAACGTGGTCTAAATCAACTAACGCTAAATAACCACTTGCAATACCTCTGAACATAGGTTCAGAAATCATGGATAAGTCACCATGTACTGTGTTTACTTGCATAATTGAATGACCAAAAGCACCATCACGTTGTGAGGCATTAAAGTTATATCTATAATTATCACCAGACCCTAAAGCTGTTGATGTATCAGCGAAACCAGCTAATTTATTAAAATAGCTAATAACAGGTCTACTTGCTAATCCTAGTTTACTTTTATTGCCACCCCTTGCAGGGTCATATAATACTTCAAAATCACTTAATAAAGAATCATATGTTACACTTGCTGCTGCTTGTGAAAACATATAAGAAGCCCCAGAAGTATAAGAAGCACTACCACTTGCTACTGCAGTTGCATTTGCAAGTATATGTCCTACTATACCTTCTGAATATTGTAAGCTATCGCTTCTTGCTCTCATTGAGAAAAGCATAGCTCTTTCAATATCTACTTTATGTTCTCTTAGTTTTAAATTCCAGATTCTGTCCCACTCATTTGCATATCCTCTGTAATTTGTAGCAATTGCTGTATTTGTCATTTCTGCTGCTGTTTTAAATATTTGACAATATCCGAAGTCATCGTCTAATTGACTTGACCAAACATCAGGAGAACCTGAACCCTCAGCAAATGAAGTACCTATAACTTGACATTCATTACCATCTTCAATGTCATTATAGTTATCTGAATCGTTAGCTGAATTAGATAAAGAAATACATCTCACACTTAATGTAGTATCAGCAGAGTTTTGAGTAATTCCCTCAACTCTGAATATTACTTGTGATTGTGCTGTTCTATCTGTTTCAACCGCAAAAACCATGCCTTTAACAAGCCAATCAACTTTTGAAGGAGATGATGCATTATCATCAACTGTTATTGAATATGTTGAATCAGCTACAACGTCAGTTAAAGCTGTTCCATCAACAAAAAAGTTTCTGCTTGTCCAATCGATTTTTGAACGATTTTCTAAGAAACGGAAGACTGAGTCATCCGTTGGTACTTTTGCTACCTTATTAAGATATACAAAAAAGGGAGATTCTTCTGGAGATAACTCAGCGACTCTCTCGCCAAAGTTATGTATTCGTCTTAAGTCAGCCGATGCACCAACTGCTGCTGGTACACTGTTTCCAGTTTGGTCAACGTTATACGAATATAATGTTCCAGTTTGATTTGCCATTATGACATCTCCTTTTTGTTATATTCTAGTTTATGGTATTTTATTCCCAACCCTAGAAGCTGACAATACACCTTTCCACCTAGCATCGTCATCAGATTGTTTAACAGGCTGTTGTCCATTAAGGATTCCAGCTTGTTGAGGAACATTCTGATTTTGACGAATGTTATCTAATGGATTGGTTTTTTGTCCTTCTTCACCAGATTGAGATTGAGTCACAGAACTCCACATATTAATTGCACCATCAATACCATATTCGGCAGGATTCTTTTGAGCAAATTCATAAAATGATTGTATTTGTTCTTCATTTAATCCTCTTTTTTCAAGTTCTCCTGTAAGTTGATTCATACCAACTTGCTTTTGAACCTGTCCTACTACTGGTCCTACTTGACTTTGAACTGCGTTATTAATAGAGTCTTGTAACTCTTGGTGTCGAAATTGATACGACTTAGACGATGGGTCATTATAGGCTTCCCAAGGGTCAAACTCATCTTTATCTAAAGATATACGTTGTTCAGTTTGTGCTGGTTGGCCTTGAACCATTCCAGATATTGTTTGTACAATATCAGGTCTAGACTCCAACATTTGTCCAATCTGTTCATATTTCTTTAAAGTTTGATTTTCAGCATGTAGTTTATCTTTTTCTGATTGAAAATACTTAGCTTGAGATTCCCAACCATCTCCAGACTCTCCATTCTGTGTTGCTTCATCTTGCCCTACATTATCTTTGATTTCACCTTGATTTTCAAGATTTTCATTTCCTAATGCGTTATCCATTACTCTCCTTTTCTTTGCAATTTCTCGTTAGCTTTATTACGTAAACGTAATTTTTCTGTTTCGAGGTCGACTGCATTTTCAAGTTTACTAACTGCTAAATTAGTAGCAGACTTAGTTTGTGATTCCTGTGATTTAAGTTCAGCTTTGAATTTCTCAACTTCTGTACGTTTCCTAGCTGAGACTGACTCTCTATTAGCTGTTTGTAAATCACCTTGTAAATTTTTAATTCCTTCTTGAGCTTGCTGTAATTGTTGTTGTAATTTATTAACAATATCCATTCTTTGCAATACTCCTTCTTTATCAAATATATCAGTTTTCATTAATGCCTCAGTTCTATCAATAAGCCCTGCTTGATATGCTTCCATATATATAGACCATTCACCCCATCTATTTGAAGGCATCGTTGAATTACCTATTATGTTTATATCATATTGACCTATAGTTAAATCATTCATCATCTCGCCAATAGCCTGAGATTTGTCATTATAATGATTAACCATATATTCACTCATATCATTATTTGGCTGTACAACTCTAAAAACTTTTTTATATGTATAATGCTCTTTACATAGATTATAAACAACTTGCCCTAATCTTCTTAAAGAACCTTCAATATCTCTTAATTTTGATTTACTTCTTCTTTGACCAAAATCCTCAAGCATCATTGTTGCCGATGATGTTTTAGGGGCTACTTCAGTATTACCTTGCATCATTTCGAATATACCCATATTTAAATCAATATACTTTTCAATCAATTGTGGTAATTGCATTACTGAATTAGATAATGGCTGAGGAGATGGAAAATGAGGTTCTCCAAAAGATGGGTCATATTCAATTGTTGCATTTGGATTTGCCCAATCTCTTTCCAATTCCTCTATATCATCAACACTTCCTTGAGGAATAAGTAATTTTAATCCTGAAGATGCTTGTGCATGAGATGTAATTAAAGACATTGTTTTATTTAAAAATCTTTGAAAATCTTTATTCTTTCTTACATCACTCATTGGATATGGAGTATTTGTCCAGATATTTGGAACTGGAACAATTGGATAC